GATAGCATCACGCTAGCATCATCATCCCCACTAACTTAACATAATATCGATCATGTAACACTTATGTGATAGTTAACTTAAATGGTGGTAATTCGGCATGGTCTTTGCGGATTACATAAGTAAAAGTAAATTATCGCCAGAGTGTTGATTGGATGACAATTTATCGAAGTGTCTCAAAGTGTCCCTGAAATGGTGCTTCCGATTCTCTGCCCATTCCCCGACCGACCAGTCGGTTAATTAATCTCACTCTGCTGGTGTTGTGTGGGTGAGACAGTAGGGGGGGAAGGGGTGTGTGGTGGTGGGGAAAATTGTGGGAGCCACCCCCACTCTGAAAAAGGAAATCTAGGAAGGGAGACGACTAGGTAGCAAGAAGAAGGTCGGACGTAATGTATAGGCGTAAGACTGTAACCCGTAAAGACAGGTAAGTTCTTCTTTTGGAAGAGAGCCTCTTGTTTATCTAGGCTTCTGGTGTATGTTTGTCAGACATTGCCAGATCGAACAACGTTGCCCTGTTCAAGTTGAGTAGTCTGTCATCACGACTGTCTACTGCTCTACTGGAGACTCGTCCGATTCGCCACGTTTATCCCACTTTGTCGGCTCAACAGCATGGAGGGCTGGGTCATGGCCCCGACTGAATAATAGCGTCTTGACAGTTTTTGTCAATGGGTTTACCCTACTCAATAACTTCCTTCTATGGGTAAAAGACATGACTGGTGAAATTAAGAAGAAAAGAGGTCGTCCTCCTAAAACGATAGGCCAGATGACTGTAACTGATCTTGCCAAGCAAAAACAAGACCTCCTACCAGTCACTGAAGGCCAAAGACTCAAAGCCCTGAAAAACATCCTCATCAACTCTGCTGGTTCCAATGTCGTCCATAAAGCCATTGAAATCGCCATGAATGATGAACACCCTGCTCAAGCCTCTATGATCAAACTACTGATGGACAGAACACTGCCTGTCAGTATGTTTGAGAAAGAAAAGAACCAAAGAAGTGCCGTGACCATCTCAATCACAGGGATTGGTGATGGCAATATCTCAATAGGCTCACAGGATGAGCCTGAGCCTGAAATCATTGATGTCGAGGACAAGAATAGTTGAAGAAGAAGGAGTAGAAATGGATTTCCTTGTAAAAATGTATGGAATGAGAAAGCCTTTTCCTGGAGAACTTAACTTTTTTAAGGAAAGGCCAGAGGTTGCTGGCATGGCAACTGAAGATGACAAAATCATCCTGAATCCATACTCAGAACTAACGCCTGCTGAAAAGGATGCTGTTGCAAGAAATGAAGCACTGCGAATCTATATGAAGCAAAACAACATTTCCCCAGAGTTTGACCTAACCAAATCTCAGGAAAAAATGTTTACAGGCACAGAGTATGAAAAAGACCCAGTAGCCGCTAAACAGTCCATTTTGGCTAGGATTCTTTCTGGCGACCCATCTGCCAAAGACGCTACATTAGATCAGACCCTTGAGGCTCAAAAGATACAAGAACAAATCATGAAAATGATGAAGAAATAATGGCTGACTTACAGTTCAAACTCCTGCCTTGGCAACAAACCGTCTTTAGTGACAAAACAAGATTCAAAGTTGTTGCCGCTGGTCGCCGTTGTGGTAAATCCCGCCTTGCCGCTACCAGCCTGATCATTGAAGGATTGCGATGTCCTGCTGGCTCAGCAGTCATGTATGTTGCCCCTACCAACGGGCAGGCTCGTCAGATCATCTGGGATATTCTGCTGGAGATTGGGCGTGAAGTCATTGCTGGTAGCCATGTGAACAACCAAGACATCACCCTGATCAACGGGGCCAAAATCTATGTCCGTGGTGCTGATCGACCCGATACCCTGCGTGGCGTTAGCCTGACATTCGTGGTTTTGGACGAAGTGGCTGATATTAAGCCTGAAGCCTGGGAACAAGTCATCCGAGCAGCTCTGTCAGACAAGAAGGGCCGAGGTTTGTTCATTGGTACGCCAAAGGGTAGAAACTGGTTCTACGATATGTACAAGTTGGGTCTGGAAGAGGAAGACCCAGAATGGAAGGCTTGGCATTTCACCACGGCTGACAACCCTCTGATCGACCCATCAGAGATTGAAAACGCCAAGAAAACCATGTCTACCTTCGCCTTTAACCAAGAATACAAGGCGAGTTTCAACAATGCTGGGGCCGATGTCTTCAAGGAAGAATGGCTGAAATATGGGGTTGAGCCTGAGTATGGCAGTTACTACATTGCCTGTGACTTGGCTGGCTTTGAAGAGGTGGCTAGAGCCGCTGGAAACGCAAAGATCAAACTGGATGAGTCGGCTATTGCAGTGGTAAAAGTCACTGATGACGGGGTTTGGTTCGTCAAAGAGATTGTCCATGGACGCTGGGACATCCAAGAGACTGCTGCTAAGATTTTGCTGGCAATCCGAGAATACCGACCTTTGGCGGTAGGCATTGAGCGTGGGGCACTGAAAAACGCCGTGATGCCCTATCTGTCAGACATGATGCGTAAAAACAACTGTTTTGCCCATATCCACGATTTGACTCATGGAAATAAGAAAAAAGCAGACAGGATAATTTGGGCATTGCAAGGTAGGTTTGAACATGGCAGAATTGTGCTAAATTCTGAGGAAGACTGGGACGAGTTTATAGACCAACTATTGCTTTTCCCGTCAAAGGGGGTGCATGATGACCTGTGTGACGCACTTTCCTATGTAGATCAGATAGCTGTCACAACCTACTTTGAAGGCGACAACGAAGACGATTGGGAGCCGATTGACGTTATTTCGGGGGTGTGATGGAAGAAAACCAGTTTGACCAGCCTAGCGACTCAGACAAAGAGATAGTCAGCTTCGTTGTTGACCATTGTGACCGCTGGCGTGACTGGCGAGACACCAACTATTTGACGCTTTGGGAGCGTTACGAGCGTATCTTCCGAGGCGAATGGGCTGCTGAAGACAAAACCCGAGAGTCTGAGCGTAGCCGAATAGTCACTCCTGCTACCCAACAAGCCGTAGAAACCCGTCATGCCGAGATCATGGAGGCTATCTTTGGTCAAGGCGAGTTTTTTGATATTCAAGATGACATTCGTGACGTAGATGGCAGCCCCATTGATGTAGAACTCATCAAGAATCAATTGATGGAAGACTTTAAGCAGGACAAAATCCGCAAGTCTGTTGATCAGATTGAGTTGATGGCTGAAATCTATGGCACTGGCATTGGTGAAATCATCGTCACTACTGAGAAACAGTTTGTTCCTGCAACTCAGCCGATTCCTGGACAAGTTGGACAAGCAGCCATTGGCGTTTTAGAAAAAGATCGAATTGCTGTCAAGATTGTCCCAGTCAACCCAAAGAACTTCCTCTTTGACCCCAATGGAGCATCCATTGATGAGTGCATGGGTGTTGCCATCGAAAAGTATGTTTCTATCCATAAAATTGTTCAGGGTCAGGAAAAAGGTATCTATCGCAAAGTTGAACTCGGGCTGGATTCACTAGACGACAGACTAGAACCCACTCAAGAACTGACTCAGTACCAAGACGATAAGGTGAAGGTGCTCACCTATTATGGTCTGGTTCCTCGTGAATATCTTGAACAGCTTGAAAATGATGGCGCTGAAGTCGTTGACCTATTCCCTGAAGACAGTGTTCAAGACGAGTATTCTGACCTTGTAGAAGCCATCGTTGTGATTGCCAACGACTCTGTTTTATTGAAGGCAGAGAAGAATCCTTACATGATGCAAGACCGTCCTGTCATTTGCTATCAGGATGATACTGTACCAAACCGTTTGCTAGGTCGTGGCACTGTGGAGAAGGCTTATAACAGCCAAATGGCAATTGATGCTCAGGTTCGTACTCATCTTGACTCTTTGGCACTGACAACCAGTCCGATGATGGCGATGGATGCTACCCGACTGCCCCGTGGTGCTAAGTTTGAGGTTCGCCCTGGCAAAGCCATCCTGACCAACGGCAATCCTAATGAGATTCTGTTCCCATTCAAGTTTGGCAATACGGATTCTGGGAACATCACGACTGCTCAGGCATTTGAGAAGATGCTGTTGCAGGCGACTGGCACTCTGGATTCTCAAGGTATGGTCAGCCAAGTCTCTCGTGATGCTGGAAATGGTGGTATCAGCATGGCTGTTGCCTCCATCATCAAGAAGTACAAGCGCACTTTGGTGAACTTCCAAGAAGACTTCTTGATTCCATTCATCCAGAAGGCAACTTACCGCTATATGCAGTTTGACCCTGAGCGTTATCCCACTGTGGACATGACGTTCATCCCGACTGCTACCCTGGGCATCATTGCTCGTGAGTACGAACAACAGCAGTTTATCTCTCTGTTGCAGACCCTTGGCCCGAACACTCCTGTTCTGCCGCTGATTCTGAAGGGCATCCTGAACAATTCCAGCCTGACAAATCGCTATGAATTGATGGCTGCTCTTGATCAAATGTCTCAGCCCAATCCAGAGGCTCAACAGATGGCTCAACAACGTGCCATGCTGGAGTTGCAGGCGTTGCAGGCTCAAGCCTTGGTCAATGCAACTCAGGCAGAGCGCAATCGTGCTGAGGCTAGTCAGACGATGGTTGAAACCCAACTGCTGCCTGCTGAAGTTCAGGCTAAGACCCTATCGGCAACGACTCAGAATCTGCCCAATCAGCCTGATCTGGCACAACAAGAGTTTGACCGCCGAGCAAAACTGGCTGAGTTGATGCTCAAAGAGGCTGACATCAAGAATAAGTCTAAGATTGTTGAGATGCAGATGGCTGAAAAGAGCCAAAAGATGTCTAAAATCGAAGATGAGTTCTTGAAGCAACTGGTTGAGGGGCTGAAGTAATGGACATCAACGATCTTGAATCCAAGATGGGTATTCAAGGCTTGTCTGACGAAGACAAGTTAGCGTTAGTGTCTCAAATCCAGCAAAACATTGCTAAGAAGAAGGCAGAACAGACCACTTCTAGCCTTGCCGAACACACAAAACTTGTTATTCGTGCCATCAAAAAGATTGAAGAAGACTTGGTTTCCAAGTTTGAGGCACTAAACGGAAAAATCTCTACCAAAGTATCATCTCTGAAAGATGGCGCTCCTGGAAAGGATGGTCGAGATGGACAAGATGGTCGTCCTGGTCGGGATGGTATTGGAATTCCTGGCCCTGCTGGTAGTCCTGGGATGGATGGTCGTGATGGTATCGACGGCACTTCTGTTACTAATGCCAGAATCGACTTTGATGGCTCATTGGTTATCACTCTTTCTGATGGACGCGAGATCAATGCTGGCGAGGTTGTTCCCCTAGACATTGCCGAGCGAATCAAAGTCATCACCAATGGTGGTGGCACATCTCAGTCTGTTTTAGATTCCCTGACTTCCTTGCAAAACCAGATCAATTCTTTGGTCAAAGGTTTGTCTTATCAGGGTAGTTGGAATGCTTCGACCAATATCCCAACTCTAGCTTCTGGAACTGGCACTCAAGGCTACTTCTATGTTGTCTCTGTGTCTGGTTCTACGAACCTTGATGGAATTACAGATTGGGGCGTGAACGATTGGGCAGTGTTCAATGGCACTGCTTGGCAAAAGATTGATAACTCTGAGACTGTTGTATCAGTCAATGGTCAGACTGGTGCTGTCACCCTGACCACAACGAACATCTCTGAGGGTACAAACCAGTATTTCACAGATGCTCGTGCTAGGTCTGCTTTGTCTGCTGGAACTGGTATCTCATATAACAGCACGACTGGTGCAATAACGAATTCCTCCCCTGACCAGACTGTTGCCTTGACTGCTGGAACTGGGATTAGCACATCAGGTACTTACCCAAACTTTACAATCACAAATACTGCCCCAAACCAGTCCGTGAGCTTGACTGGTTCAGGTACAACGACGATCTCTGGGACGTATCCTAACTTCACTGTTTCTAGCGCAGACCAATACACGGGAACTGTGACTGGAGTGACTGGGACTAGCCCTATTTCCTCTTCTGGTGGGACTGCTCCTGCGATCAGTTTGGCAAGTGGCTATGGGGATACTCAGAATCCTTATGCTTCTAAGACTGCAAACTACTTTTTATCTTCCCCCAATGGCTCGGCAGGGGTTCCCAGTTTCAGGGCTATTGTCGCTGCTGACATTCCCACGCTTAACCAGAATACAACTGGGACTGCAAGCAATGTGACTGGGACTGTGGCATTAGCCAATGGTGGTTCTGGTCAAACGACTGCTCAAGCAGCGATGAACGCCTTTGCTGGTGCTGTGACCAGTGGTTCATACTTGCGTGGCAATGGCACGAATGTAGTGATGAGTACGATTCAGGCGGCTGATGTGCCGACTTTGAATCAGAACACGACTGGATCTGCTGGCTCTGTGGCAACTACTGACTTTACGATTGTGCAAAGTGGTACAAAGTTGCTTTTTAAGTATGGTGCAACGACAATTGCATCATTAGATTCGACGGGGGTATTTACCACCTTGTCTAATCATGTGGCAAATGGAACACCTTGAAGGAAATTAGATCATGGCAACACAAGTGACTTTGGGTTCTGGCGTTATTGATAGCGCATCTGGCCTGAAACTTCGTTCAAATGGCTCTACTGAGGCTGTTGACATCTCAACTGCTCAAGTTGTTACTTTGGCTAAAGATGCCCTCATCTCTGGTCTGACTGTCGGTAAGGGCGCAGGTGCTGTGTCCACTAATGTGGCTGTTGGTGACTCCGCATTGGCTGCAAATACGACTGGCTCTGCAAACACGGCTTTGGGTTCTGGGGCATTGGCGGCAAATACAACGGCTAATAACAATACTGCTGTTGGTCGTGCGGCTTTGACAAATGTTACCACGGGCGTTTCAAACGTAGGGATTGGATATTTTGCTGGTGCGCTGACTTCCACTGGGCAATTCAATATAGCGATTGGTCAGCAAGCTCTCTACTCCAACACCACCGCTTCCAGCAACACGGCAGTTGGGTATCAGGCTGGATATAGTAATACGACTGGTTCTTTCTTTGCTGCATTAGGCTATCAAGCTGGTTACTCAAACACTACAGGCGTAGGCAACAGTTATTTTGGACGTATTGCTGGATATACAAACTCAACGTCTAACTACAACTCTGCGTTTGGGAATGCTGCCTTGTATTGGAATACTGGCGCATCCAACTCTGCGTTCGGTAGCAATGCGTTGAATAGCAACACATCGGGCGCAAGCAATACTGCTGTTGGTGATTCTGCTCTTACATCCAACACCACCGCCTCTAACAACACTGCTGTTGGGTATCAGGCGGCTTATGGGAACACGACTGGGGACTTGAACACGGCGATTGGAAGGCTTGCCCTTTATACCAACAGCACAGGCACTTCCAACTCTGCCTTGGGTTCTGGTGCAATGTCGAACAACACGACAGGCAATTACAACGTGGGCATCGGGCGAGATGCACTTGCCTCCAACACCACCGCTTCTTACAGCACTGCGGTTGGTGGCGAGGCTTTGTACAGCAACACGACTGGTACGTCCAACACCGCTATGGGTGTAAATGCCCTGTACCTCAACACGACAGGCAGTTACAGCGTGGCAATGGGTCGTGGTGCGCTCCAAAACAACACCACCGCCTCTGCCAATACCGCCGTTGGTTATCAGGCTGGGTATAGCAATACCACAGGTGCATCGGTTACGGCTCTTGGTTATCAAGCCCTGTATTTCAACAGCACTTCAAACATTGTCACTGCTGTTGGTGCGCAAGCAGGTTATAGCCACACATCTGGTCAGTTGGTTGCTGTTGGCGCTCCTGCCGCTTACTCCAACACCACAGGCACGCAAAGCGTTGCGGTCGGCAATTACGCAATGCACTTGAACACCACTGGTTCTTATAACGTAGCCGTGGGTCAGGATTCTTTGCGCTCCAACACCACCGCCTCTAACAACACTGCTGTGGGCTATCAGGCTGGGTACGCAAATACGACTGGCGGTATTACGGCATTTGGTTATCAAGCAGGGTATACAAATAGTACAGGTGATAGTCTTGTTGCCATTGGTAATGCGGCTATGTACAGCAACACTACTGGCACAAATAACACGGCTACTGGTCAGGCAAGTTTGTATAGCAACACTACTGGCGCTTACAACACAGCAGTTGGCCGTGATGCTTTACGACTCAACACTACCGCTAGTTACAACACTGCTGTGGGCTATCAGGCTGGGTATAGCACTACTATCAGCAGTAATAACACCTCATTGGGGTACAAGGCTCTTTATGCCAACACAATCGGGTCTGCCTCTACTGCAATTGGCACACAGGCGTTGCAAAGTTCAACTTCAGCCGACTACAACACTGCTGTAGGGTATCTGGCTGGTACTCCTGTTACAACAGGCACTAACAATGTAT